ACACGATACAGTCGAGGTTGTCAAGCACTGTCACGTTCTGTTTGAGGATGGTCTCGTTATTGCTGCTGGTCTCGGCGATGCGCTTCCACTGCGCCGGGGACGCCACGTGTTTCCGCACGACGTGATCCCCATAGCACCGGCCATAGTGATCGGTCTCGTAGACGATAGTATCGGTGCGCTGCGCGACGCCCGGTTTCAGATAGAAGCCCATCTCACGTTTCGATTTCGCCCCGCGCGGATCGGGTCGCCAGCGCGTGAAGACATAGTTGGCGCCCCCGGAGGCGATATCCGCTTCCGGTGACATGCCACCAGGTTTCAGCCCGATGCGCAGCTTTTCCGTGGTCGAGAGCAACGAGCCGTTATGCGTCAATGCCTGATCGACCATGGTGATATAGGACTCCGACCCCTCGCCCACGATCTGGTGCATCAAATTATACCCACGCATCTCGCGCGCGACGTCCAGATCGAATCGCTCACTGCGGCGATACCCAATCGGCTCGCCCGTGCGCCGGTGGAGGGTGTCGTACTGATAGACGCCGCCGGGGCGATAGCGTGGCAACTTCCGGATGTCTTCCACGCCCAACCGCCCATTCCAATAGCCCACCATCTGCTCCACGCGTTCGGCAATCGGGGCATTCCGTCCTTCGAGCTGTCGCATCATCCGCTGGTAGCCCGCATCATCCTGCGGCAGCCGATTGACGACGGCCACCTGGTGCAGATAGAGATATTCCTGGTATTCGGCGGGAGCCACCTCCGCCGGAATACCGAGTTGTTGCAACTTTTCGAAAAGCTGTTCAACCTGCTTGGGTGACCCCTGGCCCGGCATGGTCACCTCGATATCACCCGACAGGCTGTAGTAATTTTGCCCCAGGCGCACCGCGTGCTCATCGTAGGACTCCGTCGAGAAGGGACGCATGCGGATGGTCGTGCCGTCATCGAAGGTGAGGGTATATTGTTTCCCCTCTTTGGGCAACTTCGTCGAGCGATCTCCCCCGAAAAGCTGCCCCGGACGCTTCTCGCTCCCCTTCACGATCATCTTCCCGTTGACAATCTGGCGCTGATCCATGCGGATTGGCCCCTCGGTGATCCGAAACGCGGGTGCCTTGCCTGCCGCCGGCGCGCTGAGACGCCCCGCCACCACGCGAAACGGTTCCAACTGCGACACGCTGCCCGCCGGGGTAACGCCACCACGCGCATAGACGGTTAACTCATCGAGTGTCTGGAGATAATGCGCGGCCATGTCCCGCACTTCGATCCGGTCGGACGCCAGCAGCGCGCGTAGCGCCGGTTCACAATCCAGTGCACCCTGCAGGCGCGTTTGGTTGAAGTTGCAAGTGCCCAGATTTAGGTGGGCATTGACGGTTTTCACCCCCTCCAGGAGCCGCGCGTAGAAGCTGTCCTCGGCAAGCGTCTCGCCGACGTGGGGCATCGCACTGACGCCACGACGGGCGGCGTCAATCGCGTCCAGCACGCGTTGCTGTTTATCCGGGCGCAGCTTCAACCTGCACACCGTCCGGTAGTCGGTTTTGCCGCGCCGACCGGGGAGCGTTTCCGTGGCCAGGTGGAGTTGCAGATCTTCCACCATGTCGGTATCGAACGGGATGGCCATCCCCTGCCAGGACTCGCTCGCCAGCACCTCGTGGACCGCATCCTCAATCGGCTTTGGCAGCAACGTGCCGGTACCGACTTTCGCCTTGGTCAGTGAGGCGAAGCGGAACTCTTTATCACCCAGCACTTGCTGGTAAAACCGTTCGAAGTCAGCACGTAGCGCGTGCTTGCGCGCGAGGGCAGCCTGCAGGAACGCCTCGGTGTCACCCGGACGCCCCCGGGCATAGGTGCGGAGCAGGGCCAGGTACTCGGTATCGTCGATGGCTTCGATCCGTTCAATCGCTGATAATGTCTGCAGCGGATCGATGGCCAGTTTCTTCTTTTTCACCTGGGTGAAGATGGCATTCGCCAGCGTGGTGGGATGTTCCGGCAGGTTGTTGGGGTTGTAGCCGATATCCAGCTTGTCGCGCCCAAAATACTTGAAGGCCTGCGCGCGGTCGATGGCCACCACCGAGCCGTCCTGCAGGCGCAGGAAATTCGCACTATGGCTGTCATGGTTCGAGAGCAGCCAGTCGAGCACATGATGTTGTTGGAGTTGGGCCAGTTCCTCCGGCGTGATGGCGGTGACGTCGATGCCATCGAAATCTTTTGGCGCCTTCACTCCCGTCTTCATCCGCTGGATGGTGCCCACCTGCCCGTTGAGGGTGACCTTGCGCACCTCGATAGCCTGGGAATCGACCAGGCGCGAGACGCGATATGTCATTTCATCGGCATCGGCAATATAGGCGTCCGACACGGCGCCCACCGGCTTGAAGAGCCACTCACTCCCGTCCGGGTCACGGTAGATGCTTTTCGGATGGACACCCCCGAGTTCCCGTGCATCCCGTGCGAAGGTGAAGTGCTGTTCTGGGTGGGCGGCGACCGTCGACCAATGCGCATCGACATGGGTATACGTGGTCGTGTTGAGCGACATGGTCGGGGTGTCCGGCTGCGCGAGTTCCGCCGCCAGCGCCGGCCCGGACTTCATCTTCGGTGTCGCCTTCCCATACCCCGCCACCTTCGTGGCCAGCGTCTGCAACACATCCTGTTTCGCCGCGTCATCCGATGCCGAGAGCAAGGTCACGAGTTGGTCTTTATTCGCGAAGGCCCAGTTCGGATATTTCTTCGCCTGCGCCAGCTTTTTGAGATCGGCGACCTTCATCTCCTGAAAATGCGACACGCCCCAGCCATGCAACACGTTCGTCACGCCGGAGTAGTGCGCCAGATCATCCGGTGAGAGGTGTCCGCCGTGCGTGACCAGCGTCGCCTGCAAATCCTGCATGGCGGTCACATAGGCGTCGAGCGATCCATCGGCAGCGCCGGGATGCATCACGGCATCGATTTTGTCCTGCAACACGGCTTTCACCTTGGCGGCTGCCGCTTCTGCGGCCTGCTGCGCTTCCAGTTGTGCCTGCGCGGTGACGTTCCCGGCTTTTTTTGCCTGTTGCTGGGCGTTCCACTTCGCCCACTTGTCGGCGATGGATTGCTTGACCGGGTCGAGTTTCGCCGGCGAGGTTTCCGTCATCAGCGTGATCAGGTCGTCTTTACTCGCCCACTGGTATTTCGGAAGTTTCGCCGCCTGCGCGATTTTCTTCAGCTCGTTGGACGACAGCGCCTGTACCTGCTGCTGGAACGCCAGCTTCTTCGTGGACAACTCGGCGGCGATTTGCTTGAGCACATCCGGAGGCACAGCCGGGCTGTTCACCAACACCTGTTCAGCGGCGGTAAGCTGCTCCAGGAACGGAGCGAAGTCGCCGGGTGTCACCGGCAACAGCACCTTGCCGGCAGCCTCTTTCAACGCGGTGGTCGCCGCGATGACCACCGCCTGCTGAGAATCCTGCACTGCTTGCTGTGCCATCTCCTTGCCGGCGATCTGCTGCAGCGCCTTGATGAGCTGCGTCTTGTTTTTGAGCGGGCCGATATGGAACTGCTTCTTCGCGGCGATGAGTGCTTGCCCGGATAGCCCGCTGTGATCAATGCCCGGCTCCAACTGGTCTAGCAGCGCGATCACATCGGCCTTGGTCATATTCAGAGAGATGCTTTTCTGTACCGCCAGGTCCTGCAGGTCTTTGACGGTCATCGATTCCAGACCGGTGGCAGACTTGGCTGCCTCTTTCATTAGCTGTGCCTGGAGCTGGGCTTGGAGAAACGCCGCCTGTTTCTGCGCCAGCAGCGCGACCAATTCATCCTTGCTGCGCAGCGCGCCGATGCCATATTGCTTGAGCATCGCCTCCAGTGACTTGCCGGACAGCCCACTGCCATCCACCCCTTTGTCCGCCAGCAGCTTGAGGAAGTCGGCCTTGGTACGTGCGATGGCCACGCCCTGCTGTTTGGCGAGTGTCTGCACCTGCTTCATGGTGAGCGCGCCCAGCTTTGTGGGATCGCCTCCTTCATAGGCCGCTTTGAGGGTCTTTTGTTCTTCAGCTTGGGCTGCAGCCATGCCCTCGATACTCTGCGGTGGTAAGATACAGGCATCGCCGGTGCTCGGAGCGGCGCTGGCCGCCAGCAGGCCTTGCCCGCAGATCACCAACGGCCAGGCCGGGTTATGCCCGCACCGACATTGCGGATGCGCCGGCTGCGCGGGGAACTCGTCGATGGGGTATTGCTGGCCATCGCGCGGGCCGCAGACCGGGCAGACACGCTCGTCCTCCATGGTGAACCATTCCAGCCGTTGGATGCCGACCGCCTGATGGAATTTGAGCTTGCCCAGGTTATGCGCGCGCAGCACCTCGGTGCGGGCAATCACCTCCATGCGATACTGCGCCTTGCTGAACACCTTTGTCCCGGCATGACGGAATGATTCTTTATCCTTCACCACCTCGCCGAGATCACGCACGATGTCATCCACCCCTTTCCCGGTGGCGATGGCGCCGCGGATCGTGCGCATGATGCCATCGGTGGTTTCCCGGTTCACATCGCCGGCGAGGGTGGTGGTGTAGTTCGCCAGGAAATCGAGCGCATCGGTATCGACGATCTGAAACGCCTTGGTGGTGAGCTTGTCCAATCCCTCGGCAGTCAGGTCGCGATAGACCGGCAACTGCGCGGTAGCGAATTCCTCGAGGCCATGGTAGACCCCGAGCCGGAACGCGGCTTTCGCTTCCGTTCGGCAGCGCACGGTCTGCGACCGCTTGAGCTGTGCCATGATGGACTTGATATCAGCATCGAGCCGTTCCAGTCCCTTCAATCCCGCCAACTTGTTATCCGGCAGGGAACCAAGGGATTTGTACCTCAGGATGGCGGTGCCCACCTGCGCACGCGCGGAGGCCAGTTCATCGGTGAGATCATTCACCACCTGCTCGGCATAGCGATTCCGCGCGCTCAAGCTCTGTGCGACCGCCTGGCGAATCAGCTCGTGTTGTGATGTGGCGTCGACCGGCATGCAGCAACCCCTTACTTCCGGTCGAAGAACCGACAGGCATGCGCCGCAAATGTCGTTTCATTCCGTTGCACCGCGCAGCGATTCTCCGTATCCTCGAAGTGCCGGCACTCATCACAGATGGCGTCATCGGCAACAGCGCGCGTGGCGGGGCCACCGATGGCCAGCGCGGCAGCCGCCGCCGGCGTGGTCGCCTTCGGTCCCAGTCCCAGGAAGCTGCGGGCTTCGTCCACGTCAAGCACGCCCAGCGTGACCATATCGACGATGGGCTTGGCCTGCCGCTCATCCAGCACGTCGATGCCCGGTTTTTCCTGCGCGCGGTTGGCCGCCTCGACATCCGGGTCCAATTCCATCTTCACCTGCAGGCTGGAGCGGGAGATGAGCTTGCGGTCGTAGAGTTCCAGCAGCAGCTTTTTTAGATCCACCGCATCGTTGGGATCAAGGTCATTGAAGAGATACTGGACGGTGGCATCCTCATGCCCGCTCAAGGTGAGCCAATCATCCACCACCCAATCGAGGAGCTGCCGGGCGATCTGTTTGATCTCCCGGATCATCACCAGCATCTTTTGCATGGAGACGGAGGCCGTTGCGAAGTTTGGCCCATCGCCTGTGACTAGCGAGCGCGAGAGACCGAGGCCGACGATAATATCCTCCTTGACTTCTTTCACCTTTTCCTCGACGTTGAGCACGCTCCCCTCGGCGCCATGCGTTTCCACGCCGACATAGAACGGCACCACCAGCCCGGACTTCATGTCCATCTTGTTGACCATGTCGCGGATGTCCTGGAGCATCTTCTGGTCGGGGGTAATGACGCGCTGATTGAAGGCGCCGCCGACCTTGATGAGGCGAAACGGCGTGGCCCAGCGTTTGGCGATGGCCTGCTCGGCCTTCCGATAATCTCGCAGCAGTTCGATGGACTGGAAGGCGGGGAGCACCAGGCTGTTGCCGCGCGGAGAGAACGGCGGCGCGTCCCACCGGAGATGGATCACCTGCTCAATGGGCAGCGAGAGGCCATCCCCGGCGGCAGGGGCATCCTCGGGATACTGTTGCATCTCCATCAGCGTGCCGTGCGCATACTTCACCTTCACCGAGGTGGGATTGACACAGGTAATCGCCTCGATATCACGCCCATCCTGGCTGTAGCGTTTGTAACCAACCGCGTCCCCCTTCACCAACAGTTGCAGGATCATGTCCTTGACGAAGGTGGAGAGCGCCAGCCGATCATGTAATGCGCACACGCCTTCCTTGACCACCTCGTCGTCGCTGGCCAGCTTGATCTCATCCCCCACGGCAAAGCAACGCCAGGAGTTGACGCAGTTCTTCACCAGCGGTTCCTCGATGTAGTAGGTCCATGCTCGCCGCGCGCGCTCCTCCCAGGTGACCGGAATCGGGTCGGTGGGTGTGACGCTGATGAACGCCGATCCATCGATGGTAGCGGCACATGCCTGCGGGAGCTGCTGCACCAGTGCGCCAGTGGTTTGTTGGGAACGATATCGTGATTTAGCCATGGAAGTCCTCGTTAATAGAAAATCGGCGCGGTCAAGAGCGGCATGACACAGACCGACTGCGTCTCGCCGAGATTGAGCCGCCCCAACTCGCGCACCAAGACGGCGCAGCGCACCGCGTCGATGATGTGGTCGTTCCCTTTCGAGTAGACCACTGCATGATTGGTCATCGTGTAGGTGTGGGTGGTGAATTGATCCTGCAGCTCCAGGTCGCTCTGCGAGAAGCGGATTTCCCGGCGCTGGAGCATGCCGTTGATGATGGAGGTCATCAGTTCCTTGGTGCGCTTCCGCACCTCGCCCCCATCCGGGGTGGGCAGTGCGGTGACGCCGCCGAAATCCACCCCACGCAAGCGGCCGCTCATGTTCAGCGGGCGGTACGCGTCCAGCGTGAGCAGTTCCTGCACCACCGCGCCGCCGTTCCCCCCGTTATCGATGCCGATGCCTGCCGGGGTGTAATAGCGCTCCAGCAACGAGATGAGCATGGACAGCACGGGATAGGCGACGTGTTCACAGTGGATGCGGAGCACCAGGCTGGCCACCGGCTTTTCCCCGGACGCCTCCTGGAAGACCACGATTTCCGTGGGATCGTTGGTATACCCCAGGTCGGCGCCGATCCAGAACACGCCCGCCTGCGGTACCAAGTCCAGCATCGCTTCCAGCAGATCGAAGGTCTGTCCATTATCCTGGCAGCCGGCCAAGTCATCGCCGGTGATGCGCACGGTGCGATATTCGAGAATCTCCTGGCA